AGCATCAACCGCCACGGGGTGGGCACCGGTCGAGGCGCCGGTCGAGCCGATGTAGGCGATCACCTGGCCGGCGTCGACGTGCCCGGCGGTGACCGCGAACTCAGAATGGTGGAACGACTTGAACCGATCGGATCCGTTGTCGCACCACAGCCACCACCCCGCCCCGCCCGGTTCGTTGCCCGTGGTCACGTGCCCGTCCCAGGGGGCCACGAGCGGTACCCCGAAGGGCGCTCCGTAGTCGACGCCGCCGTGGAACGAGCCGGCCGCGCCGGTGATCGGGTCGATCCGCTGGCCGTAGCCGGAGGTCTTGGCGTAGGACTCGAGGAGCGGGAACCACGTCAGCTCTCTCATTCACTCATCTCCTCATCTGAGGGGTCCTCGCCGGGGTGGTCTCCATCCCACCAGACCTGCACCCGGAAGCCACCCCGGCGGCGGCGCACGGCGATGGCGCCGAGGACCAGGGCGAGGCCGGCGAACCCGATGGCCACCGCGCCGGCGGCGGTCATGTCGGGTAGATCCGCACGAGGCCATAGCAGAGGTTGAACACGATCCCGGAGTTGCCGCCGCCGACGGCGACACTGACCTTAAACTTCACGGCGGCGTGGGCGGCCTGGAGGGGCCAGGTGGCCATGACCCGCAGGTTGGTCACGGGCAGGAACGTGGACACGCCGGGGACCTGGGTGAGCTGGGTCGCGTTCGGGTTCCCGCCGGGGGCCTGCCCGGTGCTCGAGGTGGTGATCTGCGCCGAGACCTGCTGCAGCGGGGACGCCACCGACGCCGACCCGGTGTATTGGATCATGAGGTCGAGGGTCCAGTAGCCGGCGGCGATGGAGAAGGGCGGCGACTCGAACGACCCGGCCGAGGACGGGCCGAGGGTGAGGGCGGGGTTGAAGTTCAACAGGCCCTCGGAGGGCCCGGCGATGTTGACCCACGCCGAGCCGTCCCACCGGTAGATCAGCCCGGGGTTCGAGTCGAGCATGGTGAGTTGACCCGCCACCGGCGCCGTCAACTGGGAGGTCCGTTGGGCGGCGGTGGTGAAGCGCATCACGACGGCGTCGGCGACGAGGGTGCCCCAGGCGGGGTCGATGATCTGACCGGCGGCGGGCCTCGCGATGAATGGCATTCCGGTCTCCTTATTTGAGCCAGCGGGACGAGCCCCAGATGGCGGTGCCCCAGTGGCTGTAGCCCTTGACCTGGGTGCCGGGGGCGCACTTGAGGGTGACGGTCCACTGGTCGAGGGTGATGTGGTGGCTGATGCCGTCGACGGTGGCCACCACGTTGAGGACCTGCCCGAACCGGGCCCGCAGGAGCTGCACCCTCGAGCCGAGGTCGACCCGGTGGGCGAACGCATACCAGGCGTCGTCGTCGGTGGGGACCCCGTCGATGGGGGAGATGGACACCGCGGCGTTCGAGAGGCGGTCCAGCATGAACCGGGCGACCGTCGTCGACCAGGCGTCGGTGGTGTGGATGAGGTCGGTGCGCGACGTCGAGCGGACCCCGTGGCGGTTGATGCTCGCCTGGTCGGTGACGGTCTGCGCGGTCCCACCCACGCGGGCGACGGAGACGACGTTCTTCACGTGGTCACGGTCGCTCGTGACGGTGAATGAGATGGGGCAGAGCGTGGTGCCGGGGACCTCGTAGACGTCGTCGGTGAACGTGGCGATCGGTTCGGTGAACTCGGGGGCCTCGGCGCCCGGCGGGTCGACGTACCGCAGGGTGCCCGCGGGTGTGCACCAGAACACCCCGCCATCGGAATCGGCGGTGAGCCACGCCTCCTCGAGCGCGCCCTTCGCGAGGGTGGTGGCCTGCAGGGGGGTGACGCCGGTAGCCAGGGAGCGGTCGACGAGGGCGGGGACCTGGGCGTTGGTGATGATCCGGGTGAGGCGGGCGCCGGCGAGCTCGTTCGCCCCCTGGGCGCCCTGTTCGTAGCCGTTGGCGTCGCCGAGGAAACCGAGGGCGTCGGTGGCGGACACGTTCACCGTGGATTCACCGCCGTCGTCGGTCTCGACCACCGTCTTCACGAACCCGGTGAAGAGCGGCCCGGTGGCGGTGGCCACCCGGACCGGTACCCCGGGGCCCATGATCGGGCCGAGGGCGTCGCGGCCGTTGACGTCAACGGTGTTCCACGGGGAGTACAGGCCGGCGTGGTTGTCGAGGTCGAAGCTGGCCCGGGCCGGCGCGGCGTGATCGAGCGGGCTACCGCGGCCTCGTTCGATCGACACGCCGTGGCAGTCGCAGGAGGCGTCGTGAAAGTTGTTGTAGTCGAGGTCGTCCCATGTCGCCGTCCCCCACCGTCCTCCCCCCCACACATCCCCCACCGTGGGGAGCGCGAGGGTGAGGTGGACGAGGTCGGCGCCCAGCGCCGTGCCGGCGGCGGGCGGCGGGATCGGGGGCCACGGGATCATCGGACCGCGACGGTGAGGGCGCCCATGGGGGCGACGTTGCGGGAGAACGAGGAGACCTGGCGGGCGACGTCGTAGCCGTCCGACCCCGGGGGCATCACGATCGTCAACGCGCCGAACGTGGAGAACCGGGGGATGTCGGGGACGTCGATCCGGTTGCCGCCCAGGCCCGGGATCCACTCCGGGAACGTGAAGGAGAGCGCGCCGATCGTGTTGTTCCAGAGGTCGGCGATGGCGTTGAACGCGATCTTGAACGGCTTGGTGATGAGGTCGGCCAGGCCGGCGAGGGCGGTGCCGATGAGCCCGCCGATCTTGTTCATGAGCCCGACCACGAAATCGATGCCGCGTTGCACGGTGTCCTTCACGTTGTCCCAGGCGCCGGACCAGTCGCCCTTGATGATCGACGTGACGGTTTTGATGATCCCGGTGACGACGGAGAGGACCCCGCCGATGATCGTGGCGATGATGTCCCACACGATCCGGACGGTGGCCATGATCGTGTCGCCCCATTGGGCCCACAGGCCTTGGATGATGCCGAGGACGAACCCGATGATCGTGAAGATGATCCGTAGGCCGGTTCCGATGAAGTCGATCAGGAAGTGCACGAGGGGGGTGATGATGGCAGTGACCCGGTCGGCGAGGGCGGTGACGAGGTCGATGACGGCGTGCACGAACTCCATGATCTGATCGCCGTGCGCGGCCCAGAACTCCTGCAGGGTGGTGACGACGGTGGTGACGATCTCCATGATCGTGGTCGCGAGGTTGCGCACCGTCTCGATGATCGTGGCCACCGTCGCCATGATCTGGGTGCCCCAGTCGGCCCAGAACTGTTTCAACCGGTCGATCACCGTGGTGATGACCAGAGCCAGGATCTGGATTTCCTTGGCCAGGACATCCCGGTAGAGGCCGACGACGAACCCGATGATCGTGAACAGCTCGTCAGACCATTCGTTCCAGAGGTCCATGATCACGCCGAGGACCTGCTCGAACACATCCTGCAACTGGGTGAGGGTCGGTTGGATGGCCTCCATCAACTTGGGCCACTCCTGCTCGGCCCAGGCGACGAGGGCCTCGAACCCGGGGAGGACCTTGTCGTTGATGAACGCGCCGATCCCGCCCATCACCGGCAGCAACTTGGCGCCGATCGACTCCTTGAGCTCGTCGAACCCGATCTGTGCCTTCTTCAGGCCACCCGCCGAGGTGTTGGCCGCGGCCTCGCCGGCGCCCTTGAACGTGTTGCGGGCCTTGTCGAGGGTCTCCTCGAGCGAGAGGCTCTTGCCCTCGGCGTCCTCGGTGGCGATCCCCAGCTTCGAGAGCCCGCCGATCGATCCGAGCTGGGCTTTCGCGAGCGCCTGGGTGACGGTGCCGAGGTCCTTGCCGGTACCGGCGGAGATGTCGGTGGCCAGGGCGAGGAGGTCCTGGGCTTTCGCCGTGTCGCCGGTGGCGGTTGCCAGGGTGGCGAGGGCGGGGCGGAGCTCGTCGTCGGCGATGGCCGCGGTTTTCGAGAGGGCGGTGATGTAGTTCTCGGCGCCGGCGACGGCCTCGTCGCTGGCGCCGGCGGCCTGGCGGAGCTGTTGGGCGAGCTGGCTGGCGGCGGCCTCGTCCTCGGCGGCGGCCTGGGCGAGGTCCCAGCCGACCGCGGCGATCCCGGCGACGGCGCCCGCCGCGATGGCGGCGGGGCCGGCGATCCCGGCGAGGGCGCCGCCCATCGACTTGCCGGTCCCGTCGACCGACTTCTCGGCCTTATCTGAGGCGCGTTCGAGGTCGCGGGTATCACCGGTGAACTTGACGGCGATATCGCGGTCGGCCACTCAAACCCTCACTTACTCAGTCGGGGAGGTTCCCGCCGGCGGCCCACTTGGTGGCGAGCTCGTCGAGGGTGTGCAGGTAGGCGCGGCGCAGGGCGGGCATCTCCCGGCGCAGCAACGGCCAGAACCAGTAGCCCGTGCGGCCGAGCCACGGCGGGAACTGCTGGGTCGTGGGCCGAGCCCCGCCACCGAACTCGTAGCCGAAGAACACGTCGCCGGCGGTCACCTTGCCCGTCGACGACTTCACCTTCCTCGAGCCGCCGGCGGTGAGGGCCGGCACCCGGTCCGACTTGCGCTTCACCGACCCGGAGGAGAGGGCGGCGCCCTTGCCGGCGTTAGCGGCGGCGGTGTTGAGCATCCCGATAATCCGGTCCACGTGGACGCCGGCGGCCTGGCGCAGCTCGCGGTTCGCGTCCTTGCCGTACTTGTTGAACGCCCGCAGGGTTTCGTCGAGGCCCTCGACATTGACCTGGACTTTCACCGTCGCCTCCCCTGGGCCTGGCGCTGGCGGGCGTTGTTGGCTTTCAGCACCGCGGCGGCGGTGGCGATCGAGCGCGGATCCTCGTCCCACCAGTCCCGGGGGGCGGTGTGCGTCGCGATGGCGAGCTCGATCACGGTGCGCTCGACGGATCCGCGTCGGTAGGGCGGGCCTGGGAATCCTCCTCGCGCACGATCGACCACGCCTCGCACCGGTCCATGAACTCGTCCCGTTCGATGAGGGGGTAGTCCGGGTGGTGCTTCAACGCCTGCCAGGCGAAGTCGAACATGACCTCGTAGGAGGCGATCCCCGCCGAGCGGAGCTCCTCGTCCAGGCGGCCGCCGCCGCCGGCGAGGGCCCGGAGGCGGATCACGTCGCCCGGGCGGTTCACGACCCGCATCTCTTTGCCGTCGATGGTGACGTCGAACGTGAAGCTGAGGGAGAGCTCGGTGGTCACGCCGCGCTCTCCTCATAGGTCGTCTCGTCGTCGGCCTGGTCCTCGCCGGGTGGCGCCTCGGCGGTCGTGGTGGTGGTGATGGGCCCGAACGTCGGGGGCCCGTCGAGGCCGAGGGTGAGGCTGGCCTCGGCGATCTCCCCGGCCGTGCCACCGAACGCGCCCGGCTTGCACCGCAGGACCCCGGTGGCTTCAGTGGCCTCGAGCGGCCACACGATGCTGAAGTCGGCGAGCTCGCCGTCGTGCTCGATGAGGAACGTCGACAGGCCGGGGTCGACCACCGGGGGCCCGGTCGCGCCGGTCGCCCAGTTCTGATCCCACGTGAGCTCGAGCGACCACGTCGTGGTCCCGGTGACGGTCTTCTGACCACAGAGCCGCTTGCGGATCTCCTCGGGCGTGTCGGGGGTGAGGGTCGCGGCGGTGACGTCGCAGGACACGTCGACCGCGACCCCGTCCGATTCGGCCGTGAGGGTGAGGGTGACGTCATCGAAGTAGTTGCCCATCTCACGGGCCTCCCGGTGTGTGGTCGATGGTGACGAGGAACGTGCCGGCGATCACCGGGACGTCCGCGATCGAGGTCGGTTCGATCTGACCGAGCGGGCCGATCTGCCCGACCCCCGCGGTGCGCAGGCCCTTGACGGCGGCGAGGTAGCCGAGGGTGATCTGGGTGAGGGAGGCCTCGAGGTCGAACCGGCCCTCGAGGACCTGCACCATCCAGCGGACCTCGGCCACCGGGCCGGCCCGCCGGTTCGGTACGACGAACGGATCCGCCGGCCGCAGGATCACCGCGGGTGTGGCGGTCACCTCGGCCGGCGCGCCGTGCGAGGCGGTGACGGCCGAGGTGCCCGCCTGAAACGCGGAACGGATCACCTCGAGGAGCTCGGCCGGGGTCATGCGAACCCGAACGACCGGCGGTACCCGGCGAAGTAGTGGCGGACGTGGGCGAGGATGTCCTCGGGGATGGCGGTCCCGGTGAACGCGTCGCCGCCCACGACCCCGCCCGGTGAGGCGGGGTCGTGGTAGACGCGCACGCCCAGCGCGGTCAGACCGACGAGCGCGTCCTCGCCGGAGGGAAGGTCCGGCACCGGCGGCGCGCCGGCGATGAGCACGTCGCCGTAGATGAACCAGCGTACGAGCGCCACCGAGGCGCCGGCGGCCTCGGTCACCCGGTCCGGGGGGATCGGGTCGCGCAGGCCGAGGACGGCCGCCATGCGGCCGGCCACCACCGCGGCGATCTCCAGGTCAGTCACTCGCCTTCTTCGAGCGGGACGAGCTGGCGGCGAGGGGAACGCCGTCGTCGAGGAGGACAATGCCGGCGGGGATGAACGCGGCGAACGCCCCCATACCCCAGATGGCGACGTCCTCGCCGAGCTTGGGAATCACCGGCGCCGCGACGACGAACGGGCCGTCCTCCATCCATGCGCACGCCTGGGAGTTGCTGACGATGGCGGTGCCGGCGGCGAGGTCGGGGGCGTGGGTCACTTTGAGCCCGGAGATGTTCACGTCGAGCGTCGAGGCGGTGGCGGTGCCGGGGACGTTCTGGGTGCCGTAGGGCGAGGCCACCATCGACGGCATGCCCCCGAAGGCGAGGAACACGTCGGTGGCGGCGAGGACCCACGTGGCCGGCGAACCGGTCGCCACCTGCACCTTGGAGGAGGCCTCGAAGATGGCGGCCTTGAGGGCGGCGCCGTCGGGGTCGGCGGCGGCCACGTCATAGGTGACGGTCTGGTGGCCGGGCACCGCCGGGAGCAGATCGCCCACCACGTTGTCGGTGACGACCCCGTAGGCGAGGTTCAGGATCCGCAGGTAGGCGTCGCGGTAGGCGGGCTGGGACCGGCGGATCAACTGCCACGAGATGTCCGAGCCGCCGGCGTAGGTCTTGATCGGCGTCGACGCCTTCTTGAACGACACCTTCACGGAGAGGACGTCGCCCTTCTCTGCGGTCTGCTCACCGACGAGGGCGTGCAGGTCGCCGTCAAAGTAGGGCCAGTCGACCTCCATCCCGTTGGGCGGGAGGGGCCGGGTGCCGATGGCGTTGATCACCGGCCGGCCCGTGTCGAGGATCCCGAAGATCTCGTTCAGCCAGCCGGGCTGAACCAGGGCGGCGTTGTCGGTGGTGACCTGATCGACGAACGCCCGCGCCATGGACACCCGGTCGCGGTGGGCGAGGTAGGCGTCCCTGAACAGGATCGGCAGCTCGTCGCTCGAGCTGGCGCGGGCGGCCTCGTAGAACTCGAAGGGCCCCGCGTACCGGGCCAGCGGGTGCGCCATGGGGCGGGCCATCCCGCGGCCCATGATCCGGGCGACCTCCCGGCGGATCGCGGCCCGGGCCGCCGGCGGCGGTCCCCCCTCGACGAGGCCTCCGTCGAGGTCACCCTCACCCGGGCCGGGCCCGTCGCCCTGGCCCTCGTCCTCGTCGTCGTCGGGGTCGGGGTCGGGGTCGGTGGGGGCGGACCGGACCTCGGTGACGACGGCCTCGGCGTAGGCGCCCCGGTGCGGGAGGGTGAGGACGGCGAGGCCCTCGAGGACGGCGTTGGTGCGGACCATGACCTCAGCCGGCGGCGCCGTGTCCGTGAATTCGACGGAGAACGTGGCGCCGACGGTGCGGGCCAAGGCCCGCAGCTCGGTGGCGGCCGGCACGTCGGCGAGGACCACCCGGCCGTAGAGGCCGTCGAGGCGGGCCTCGACGTCATCGACCCGCCCGACCAGTGGGCCGCGCTCGATACCGCGGGGGGTGGCCCGGTGCCCGGCGTAGACGGGGATGATCTGCCCGGCGGGGGGTTGCAGACCGCCGGCGGCGAACGACTCCGTGTAGGGCTGGCCCGCCTCGTCACGGACCTCGGCCGGCGTGTCCCACGGGACGAGGCGCCCATGCAGGGAACCGGCCTCGTCGACCAGGGCCGGGGCCGACGCCCGGCGGGCGTGCACGACGAGGGGACGAACCGGCAGCTCAGCCAGCGCCCTCACATGAGTAGCTGAGGTGATGAGGGGTTGAGTGGCCATGGGGCCTCCGGTGGTCTAGGCGCCGGGGACGGCGTCGGTGAGCGTGGTCGTCGAGGGTTCGGGCGCCGGCGGGGTATCGGGTTCGGGCAGGGGGTCGAGGCCCTCGAGGTCGCGGACCTCGTCGACGGTGAGCCAGGCCTCGCCGGCCAGCGCCGTGGAGTAGGCCTCGACCCGGCCGGCGAGGTCGGCGCGGAGGAGCTCGGTCGTGTCGAACCGGGTGCGCTGGCCCTGAGGGGTGAGGTCATCGAACGCGGCCTCGAACCGGTTCAGATAGGCGCCGAGGCCGGTGGCGAGCCATCTCCTCATCTCGCCCTCGACCGTCGAGTACGTGAGCGAATCACCACTGGCGACGTTCACCAGGGACGGGGGCATGAGGAACGCCCGGGCGATCTCCGCGTTGGCCACGGCGATCGACTCGACGAGCTGGGCCTCGACCGCGGACGAGCCGATGCTGGACACCTTGCCGTCCTGGTCGACGACCGCCGGCTCGTGGCGGCCGGCCATCGACTCGATGATCTGCTGCTTGATGGCCTGGGCCTGGCCGGGCGCCAGGCGCTGGGCCACCTCGACGATCAAGCTCGGGAACCCCGTCTCCCAATACGAGCCCGCCATCGAGAACAGCTCCCCGAACAGGCGCAGCGGCTCGGCGCAGGCGTCGAGGGGCGCCTCGCCCAGGGACCCAGCGCGCTCGACCCGGTAGGGGATCCACATGACGTCGAGGCCGGGGGTGAGCTCTTCGCCGTTGTGCCACACCGTGTCGAGCCCGCCGGAGACGGGATCCCACACCGGTGACGCCGAGGACGGGTCGAGGACGCGGACGGCGGCGGGGTTCCCGGCGGCGGTCCAGTCGGTCACCCTGAGGAACGTGTAGCCCCAGCGGGTGAGGTTGTTGGTCATGCGGTGGAACGTGAGCCACCGGTACTCGCCGGGGTTGGGGCGCAGGGTGAGGCTGGGCTGGCGGGGGAGCGGCCGGCGTCCCCGCAGGGTCACGAGGGGGAGCTGGCCGAGGGTATCGGCCAGGAGGCCCCGGCAGGCGACGACGACGGGGAGTGAGTAGGGGTCGAGGTTCTCGTAGCCGCGGGCCCGTTGGGCGAGCACGGCGGCGATGGCCGCCTCGACGGGGTTGAGCGATGGTGCCGGGCCGGTCAACGGTGCCCGGCCCGGCGCGCCCGCGGCAGGCGACGGCGGTAGCGACGGTGGCGGTGGGAGCGACCGCAGGAAGCGGCGGGATCGCGCCATGGGACGCACCATGACGTAACCGAATGGTCCCGTCTACCGGCCCCTGTGGCCGCCTACGGGCCGGGTGGGGGCCGAGACGGTGGATCGTGCCCGCCTCGGCCCCCGGGGCATTGGACGGCCCTGTGTAACACACGGTGTTGTCACGTCATGGGTCAGGTGATCGTGGGGGGTGTTCTCGTGCGGTCCGTGTAGGCCCACAGGGCGAGGGCGCCGGCGAGCATCGGGAGGGCCTCGGGCTGGCGGCGGTCGTAGAGCCACCCGCCGCCGGCGGCCCGACGGCGCGCGGCGGCCACGGCGGTGGTGAGCCGGTCGTCGTCCCGGTGGGTCACGGCGCCGGCGAGGACGAGGTCATGCCAGTGCCCGGACGCGGCGGCGACCTCGCGGGTATTCAGCGGGGCGGTGGCGGCGGGGAGCTCGTCGAGGGCCCGCCTCGAGGCGGCCACGGGCCCGCCGGCGTCCCAGGCGACGGCGAGGGGGTGGTGGCGCTCACAGAGCTCGGTGAGGCGCTCCTCGAGCCACGGGCCATGCGGCCGGTCGTCGACGACCTCGACGACCAGGCGCCCCGCCCCGTCGGTACCCGCGGCGGTGATCACCGTGCGGTCGCGCTCGAGGGTCGTCTCGACGGCGAACGCCGGCCACCCCTCGAGCGTCGCGGTCGGGTCGGTGGAGGCGGCCCAGGCGTCCACGAGCTCGTGATCGACCCGGGCCGACGGCCACACGCCCAGGTACTCGGACGCGAACGTGTCGGGGGTCATGAGCTGGTGGTCGGTGCGCAGGGCGTCGATGAGGACGTGGTGGCCCAGGCCCGGGTGCGCGGCCCACCACGTGGCCTCGTCGTCGAGGTCGGCGCCGTCGGGGGCGCCGTACTCGACGTAACAGATCCCCCGGTCACGCTCCTCGGCGACGGCCTGGCGGCCGGCGTCGCGCCAGCGGATCAACCATTCGCTGTCGCTGTCGCCGCTCGAGGAGGTGACCCAGAACTGGCCGCCGGCGCCCGTCGCTAACGTGGGGAGGGCGCCGGCCTCGACGGCGAGGCCCTGGCCGAGGGTGAACTCGCGGGCCTCGTCGACCATGACGAGGTTCGCGGCGAGCGAGCGCATGGCGTCGCCGTCGGGTGGCAGCAGGCGCAGGGCGCTTCTTGTGTGGCGCCACGTCATGGATTCGGATCCGTTGGCCCGGCGGGTGGCCACGAACCGGTCGAGGGCGGACTCGTTGACCCAGGGGAGCCAGTCGTCGCGCCACATCGCCGCCGCGGTCTCCCGGCGGTGGGAGGCGTAGCAGGCCCGCCGGCCCCGGCCGCGGCGGCCGGCGTCGAGGCCCTCGGCCAGCAGCAGCACCGACTTGCCCGCCCGCCGAGGGGCGATGAGCACCACCCGGCTGTAGGCGAGGCGGCCGTCGGGGAGGAGCTCGCCGGCGACATCGGCGACGGCGCGCTGCCACGGGGCGAGCGGGCGGCCGAGGAGCGCGGCGATCCGGGCGGCGCCGGCGCCCCTACTCGGACGGTCGCGGCGGGGTGTCGAGGTCCTCGGCGAACAGGTCGGCGAGATCGGCGAGGTCGTCGCCGGGGTCACGGTTCACGAGGGTGTCGAGGACGGTGGCGTACCGGCCGATGAGCGTGGCCCTCGTGTAGCGGGATTCGTCGGTGTCCCGGCACGCCGCGTCGAGCTCGTCGGCCGCCACCCGGGCCAGCGCGAGGAGCCCGGCGTCGATCGCTTCCAATCGGCCCGTATCCCGCATGGCTTTGACGGTCTCGTCCAATCCTCGACGGATCCGCCCGATCCGGCGCCGGCTGGCGGTGCCCGGTAGGCGGAGCTGGCCGGGCACGGTTCACCACGCCCTCGAGGTGGGCGACGGGCGGGCCTTGTCCTCGTCGTATTCGCGGTACCAGCGGACCACACCGGCCAGTGTGGCCCGCCAGTCGCCCCGCCGCCGGCGTTGCACCCGTTCGGCGCAGGTGGCGTAGGGCGGGATCATGAGCTCGACGGCGGTGGCGCCGCAGAGCTGGGCGACCTCGAGGCGCCGGGCCCGGGTGGATCCGGAGCGGATCACGACCGCGCGGGCGGTCGGGTCGGCGCCGAGGCGGGCGAGGGCGGCCAGGAACGTGCGGTCGTCGTTGCGCCACCGGGGGTCGTCACGGTCGAAGACCTCGAGGCCCTCGGCCTGGGCGAGCTGGCGGGCCCTGGTCGTCTTCCCGGCGCCGGGGGGACCGCAGAGGAGCAGGACACGGCGATCCGCTGTAACAATGCTCGCATGGTTGTTCATGGAGGTGGAGAGAGAATATCGAC